ACTTTGCAATGGCGCTTGGGTCTGGCCCGCCGACTGCCCTAACCTACGGCAGTCTCAATTGGCTGGACACTGCGGGCAAGTTTTACGCCTGTGCCTCGCTCATAGTGTCAGACACATTCGTCAGTAAGGCCCAAATCAACGCTGTCGCATCCAGAGTGGGACGTTGACAACATTATAGACATGGATGCGGCACGGCGCGCACAAGCGGCGCTGGTGTTCAGCCTGACGCCTGTGACGGCCATGCCCGACAAACTGACCGCTTGCGCTGGTGACGACGCGCTGGCAATGATCGCCGCGATGGGGGCTGACGCAGGTTGAGGTGGATATATGACAACCCGCGACACCCGCCGCAAATTTCAAAGGAGACACCCACAATGAAACTCATCATACAAGCTCTACTCGAGTTCATCTCGACGTTGACCCAAAAGACCCCGTCTGCTCGCAACGCCAAGGGGCAGCCCGTTAAAGTCGAACGTATCAACGACATCAAGCAATGGGAAGCACTACGCCTCAAGGCGTACAAGCCAACACCTCATGATAGCTGGACGATTGGCTACGGACACACCGCGACCGCACACCAAGGCATGGTGATCACTGAGGAGCAGGCCGAGAAGCTGCTTCGGGAGGACCTCGCGTGGGTTCGTAAGGTGATCGCTGACATGGTCGATGTACCCCTCTCACAGCGCCAGTATGACGCCCTCGCATCGTTTATCTTCAACCTCGGCGGTGCCAACTTCGCGTCCTCGACCCTTCTGAAGCGGATAAATGCTTCCGATATGGTAGGGGCAGCAGATGAGTTCCTAAAATGGAACAAACAGCGCCAGAACGGCAAGCTCGTGGTTCTCCGAGGTCTCACCCGGCGTCGGTCTCATGAACGAAAACTCTGGCTGGAAGGAACAGTCTAATGAAAAAGAAGACGTACAAACGTGAGGTGGCATTGGTGATGCTCGTCTGTTTGGCCGGTCTGTTTGGCTGGGGGGCTTATTCTCCTCAGGCCATGCAGGCGGCTGAGTTCCTGACATTCCCGATATTCACCTTCGCTGGTGGTGCCTTCGCACTCGACACAGCCGTGAAGCAAGGTAAGTACGGGAAGCCCGATCTATGATGACACTCCTAGCAACCCTGAAAAGCAAGATCGTGCAGAGAGCAGGGGCCATTCTCGTGGCCCTGAGCGTCCTCTTCGGTCTCTTCCAGTACGGGCGCAAGACCCAACGCGACGATAACCGCGTGGAAGACATGGAAGACTACATCGAAACCAAGAAGAGAATCGAAAATGTACAGAATAGCCCTGATCGCGATGCTGCTCTTGAGCGCATGCGCCGGAACGGTTGGCTCTAAGGATGCCATCTGTTCAATCCCGGCCCCACAGCTCGATCCTGCGGGTATCTCAACTGAGAACCTGATGGAACTTGATCTGTTTGCCGAGAGATTAACACGGGCATGCTCCTGAGACCCGCTGAGAGGCCGCAGGAGAGCCTGTGTGGGCCTCTCAGGTAGTCACCCCCCAAAAGTAACTAATACGCCTCACAGAGGCTTTCAGGAGGTCACCTATGGCCAAATCCCATGCATGTAAACAATGCGGAGAACCTGCCACCAGAATGTATTGCACCACTACGTGCGGTAATAAGTGGAGATATCAGAACGACCCAGTGTCTCGAGAAAAAAGTAAGGCCGCTGCCTCTGCCTACCGTGATAAAAATAGAGACCAGTTCAATGCGTACTTCCGCCTGAAACGCTCTACCACCGTACAAAGGGTTTTGGAAGACATCTACTGGTGTGAGAAAAAGGGAGACCAAGATATGTGCGTTGACCTCGCTCACGACATAATGGATATGGCGCTCGGTTGCTACTCCACGGACGCCATCGAACACTTCGTGATGGAGTATTTAGATGTCGAGTAAAATACCAAACACAGATTTTCACAAGAAGCTGCGCGGTAACTTCAAGGTGTTTTTGTGGTACGTCCATAGACACCTAGGGATGCCAGAACCGACACGTCTACAGTATGACATGGCTGATTATATACAGTACGGACCAAAGCGGGCATGCATCCAAGCGGCTCGTGGTTTCGGTAAGAGCCATATTACGGCCTGCTACGTTGTATGGTGTCTCCTCAAAGACGCTCAGGTTAAAATCATGGTTGTATCTGCGTCTGGTAATCGTGCTGATGCCTTCTCCACCTTCGTGCAGCGTCTAATCTGGGAGATGGAAGGTCTCGAGTACCTAATTCCCGATCCAAACCAGAGACAGTCTAAGATAAACTTTGACGTGAAGCCTGCTGTGGCCGATCAGTCCCCTCAGTGAAGTCTGTAGGGATCACCGGGCAGCTTACAGGTAGTCGAGCTGACTTGATCGTGGCCGACGACGTTGAAGTCTTAAATAACGCTTTTACGCAGACTGCACGAGACAAGTTGGCAGAAAGTATCCGAGAGTTTGATGCGATCCTCAAACCTCTCCCTACATCACGTGTTGTCTTCCTAGGGACGCCGCAGACCGAGGACAGCCTCTACACGAAACTGCCTGATCGCGGTTACGAGGTTAGGGTGTGGCCTGCGCGTATGCCTACAGAGAAGATGCGGGAGCAATACGGCGACACGTTAGCTCCTTACATTGAGAACCTCCCGTACACCGAGGGTCAACCTTGTGATCCTGAAAGGTTTGACGATGCTGACCTGATCGAGCGAGAAGCCTCGTATGGTAAGGCAGGCTTTGCTATGCAATTCCTCTTGTCTACAGCCCTGAGTGACCTCGAGCGGTTCCCGTTGAAGGTCAGAGACCTGATCATCATGCCAATCGACCCCGAGACTGCACCCCTCAAGTTACAATGGGGTCCCCTCGAGGAACGACAGTACAAGGACCTGCCAAACGTAGCCATGCGTGGGGACCATATGTACCCTCCGATGAACGCAGGGGACATCACAGCGGAGTTCTCAGGGGCAGTGTTAGCAATCGACCCATCAGGCCGAGGAGCTGACGAGACAGGCTATGCAGTGATCAAGATGATCAATGGCTACCTCTACGTGCCAGCAGCCGGGGGTCTCACTGGGGGCTACGACAAGGACACCCTGACTGAACTCGCGCACATCGCGAAGAAGCACAAGGTGAACGAGGTGGTGGTCGAAAGTAACTTCGGTGATGGTATGTTCGTGGAACTGCTCAAGCCTGTCTTAGCCAAGATACACCGTTGCATGATCGAGGAGGTCCGAGCTACCGCCCAGAAGGAACGCAGGATCATCGACAGCTTGGAACCCGTGATGAACGCCCACAAGCTCGTGATCGACCCCGAGGTGATCGAGGAGGACTATAGGACTGCCATGAAGTACGAGCAGGCTGTACGTCAATCCAAGATGCTCATGTACCAGATGACCCGTATCACTCAGACCAAAGGGTGCCTGAGACACGACGACAGGCTCGATGCGTTGGCTTTGGGTGTCCACTACTTCACCGACCAGATGGCTCGGGATGAAGAGATGGGCATCGAAGAGATCAAGCAAGATGCACTCGACTTGGAGCTTGAGAAGTACATGAGGAACGCTGTTGATCCCCTCGGGAGACGACCACACTCCGTTGGCGGCTCTGGTAGCTCTGGTGAAGGGCGAAAGACGTGGATTTCCAGCTACTTATAGGATCGGTAAGCTCCGCCGACGCATTCGCTGGTCGCTCCGCTGACGCATTCGCTGGAAATACCCGACACCCTAGAGAAGAAACCCCCAAGGTTAAAACCTATAGGTACACCTAGAGTGAACCTCAGAACATAGCCTGAGGATGACCTCTAGGTGTACCTTGAGTGAAGACTGATATGATTACCATTACAACCAACAACTAGAGATACACCTATAGATTAACCTAGAGACTGCGCCTCAGATCAACAGCCTGAGGTTCACTCTAGGTGTACCCACCGATCACCCTGAGTGAACCCTGAGTGCAGGGAGCAGAAGGAACCGACCAATGAGACAGTGTATCATATGTGAAGCTGATATCTCCCAGCTTCACGGGCATGCAAAAACCTGTAAAGGGAAATGCCGTAAGAAGCATCACAACAACAAGGTTATGAAGAAGTACAACGCACAGAGGCCTCAACGGTCTTGCGAGGTGTGTAATACGGACATCACACATCTAGACGGTCTAACCCGAGGGTGCAGCCCTGAGTGTAAACGAGAGCTGAGTAGGAAATCAGCAAGGTCACGTTATGCGGCGAACCCGGAGAAATACCGAAAAGACAGTGAGCAATACAACATAAACGCCTATAACGAGTTCGCCTCAAAGGCACCTGAGTTGTACTCTAGGGTCGAAAAGCTGCTCTTGAGGTCCTCGAAGGAGAGAGCCGAACAGATCGTTATGATGATCTGCTATAGTAACGACAAGCTGCTCCGTCGGTTTCGCGCGTCGTTCAAGGGCGACTCTCTGTTGGTGCAGTACGCTCCCAAGGAGCTAGTCTAGATATTGTGGGTCTCCCCCAAGTTAACACCCGAACTCATTTTGGGGGAGATATGTCTTGGCCTATATATACGTGTGACTTCCCCCGAGTCCCCCCATATGGGTCCAGCGTACGCCTCAAAAACCGATAAGGGCGGGGGGTCTCCATATATGTGACCACGAGGCGCAATCCCCTAGTTTGTACGGGTCGAACCGCTGACGCATTCGCTGGTAAATCACCACCGACAGACACTCAGGGCGACCACGAGGTGATCATGGGGTGATCATGGTGGGCCGCTTTGGTCCTATTGTCTGTCTCCTTTCCAACCTTTGGCCTTTTGTTATACTATAACACTCAGGCGGCCCTCGGGACCACCACGCGTACACTCACGCGAACACGAGACCACCACGCGTACACTCACGCGAACACACACACACACACACACACGCATCCAGGCGTACACATGGCGGTCGCACGATCTACCAGTGGATGCGTCAAAGTCATATCCGAAAACACTAGGGCTAGAACCCATGACGCGGATACCTGTTGACACGGTAGACAATAGCGGGTAAAAGTGTGTAGAGAAACGAACAGAAAACAAGGGACCAAACCAATGACAACCGATGCACAAACTTTGAAGATGCTCCTTGGCGGTAAGAAAACCAAAGCACCGCGCAAGCCGCGCAACAAATCCGCCCGCGTTGGTGCATCTGTTCAATTGTTCACCAACGGCGAAACCTACACCATCACCAGCCGTGATGAAAAATATAAAAACGCTTTTTATCTTGACGGTTTGGAATTCAGCGTTTCACGCGATATGTTTAAAAGTTTGTGATGAAGAAATTTTATGTTTTCTGCAATTGACGGTTCAAAGAAATATTTGATTGCAGGGCCGTTTGAAGATCATTCTAGGGCATTGGCGATGGTTGAACCTGTAAGAAATCGCGCATACGAAATCAACGCTAAAGCCTGGTTCATGTTTTGGGGAACTTGTTCAAGTGAACAGGAATTTAAAACACCGCTTGGAATTTTTGACACACTAGATTAACAACAACGCAAACAGGAGCCACCAACATGAAAACCATCACACCCACACTGACCCCAACGACGTTTTTCCTGCCCGCCGATGACCTGCGCGCGGCGTTCCAGTGCATCGGCACCGAACAGACCCGCAAATATCTCGGCGGGGTGTTTGTCGAAGCTGACAATCTGGTGGCGCTGGACGGCAACCAGATGCTGAAGATTGAATTGCCGGACGGCTGCCACGTCGGCACGGAATGTTTCACGCAGGGCATGGACGCGCCACGGACGCCCGGAGCCACAGGCACGCCTCCGGGCGCGGGGTTTATCCTGTCCTGTGACGCAACCGACAAGGCGTTCAAAGCCAAGGCGTCTGGCGGCGATCTGTGGGTTTATGGCGACATTGAAACCGGGATCCTACAGTTTGTGATCAACCATGGAAAAGGCGGTGAAATGTATCGTGTCGGCGTGCTGGAATTCACGCGCATCGACGGCACATATCCCGAATGGCGGCGCATGGTGGCCAAGGGCGACGGGAGCGCTGCCAGCTTGTGCTACGATCCTGCCGTGCTGGCACGCCTCATCAAAGCCGCTGACGTGATCAATAAGGGCAAGGGCATCCAGCTGACCAGCG